TGTAAATGTGATTCCAATGAAGTTGCAAATGAGATAACTTCATACACTAATCATATACAGACTATAATTGACAAATATTTGGCTGAATTATACTACAAGAACGATGATTCAATTATAGCAGCTTACTTTGGTACTCCTATTGCTGACCTATTTCATTGGTCACGAGAAATGGCTTTATCTGGTAAAGCTGATTTTCGTAAACTCATTAAACTTACTGAAGCATTTCACAGGCATAACAAAATTATTAATTCATCATACATTATGTCGTTAATTGACCCATTCAAATACAATTACGAAGTAAGAATACCTTCACCGGTGCCTGTCCCGACTGCTGCATTCTGCGTGCAACGCAACACCACATTAACAACTAATAATAAAGGAAACGTTGCTTTTGCCTTTTCACCATTCTTCTTGGCTTCAACTAACATTTCGTCTTGCGCGATTAATAACAATGATTTACTTACTGGATCTGGTTCTAGCCCTTATTTTAACGCTACTGATTTTGGACAAACATTACCTCTCGCATTCTATACAAGATACAGACTAACATCTGCTGCTGTGAGGATTACATTTACTTCATCATCATTAAATTCAACAGGATTTTGCACCATGTCAGTCGATTTTGACCAATGCAGATCTGACATTATGGGCAATGCCATAACAGCCTACTCAAAATACGGTAACTTCGCCCAAATAGAAAATGGCTTTTACAAACAAACAAGGGCTGTTAATAACGGCGTTACAATGCAGGTTAACTACTTACCAACTGACACTGCCTCACAAGAATTTTATAACATTGGCAACTTGCCTAACGGTTATGTTATCGTTGGTTATATTACTGGAGCACCTGCATCAACCACCGTAGCTAGAATTGACACCGTTTTCAATTTCGAAGCATTCGTATCACAAGAATTCTCTGATTACATTCCATCAAAGGCGAATGACAACATCGAAGATCCTGATGAATGTCGTATGTTTATTAATAACTGCCACGCAAGAAAATTCAATACGCCAGAAGATATGCCACATGCTCTACCCATACCCATCAACATAGCCGACAAAGATAAAATACCTGAAGTACCTGGAGGCCAAGTTGATGTCATTACACCTGTTGCAGCCGATAAAATGGTTGATAAGATTAAAGATATCGGCAAAGAAATTATTACCGTTATCGTCGATGATAAACTTAAAAACAAACCTATCGCACAAAGACTTGACATAGCTGATAAAGTCAAAGATAAATTTCTCAAAGTTGATGTGTTTGATTCACCCAATGCTCTACGAAAAGTTGGCCCCGCTGCTGGGGGATTATTAGCCGGAGGATTATTGGGCACGATCCTAGGAATAGGATCGAAATTGTTACCTAGCATCATTTAACTTCTTAGGTAACAACTTGAGTGCATATTTATATAAAAGGGTTAGAACTTTTGCCCTAAGGCTTGGCCTATAAAAACCGTCGTAACAATCGATATTGTTAAGTGTGTGTCACACGTCTGACACGATTAATTGCAGTATTCTGCAGTTGTATACACTGTACATACTTAAATTAATATTGTGGACTTCCACTTTATACCACCTTTACCAAGTGGTATTCAACTATTAGGTAGCGCCACGCATGTGGACCTTGGCTATGCCAACCGTAAC